CACATCTTAAACGGGACTACACCCTCATCAAGAGATACGATCTTGATGTAGTTCATAGTAAAATATACAGGATCACTTTTACACTTGATCCATTCTTCTATTTGTTCTTGGGTGAATTCAATATCCATCCCAACCTTTTTCAGGTTGGGGTTACCAAGATAGAAGTCTTGGGATGACGAAGGCATTATGCAGAAGTTCTATATGTAAAGTCTAGGAATACAGCAGTACTACCAACAGCACAGTTACCAGCAGTGATGACTGATGATCTCTGATAGTCAGCATTTAATATTTGAAGTACAACCCATAGGTCTTGTGATCCAGCATGAGATATAACCATATCCTTACTATCATCTAAGAAGATTGCCTGTGCCTGGTTCAAGAAGTGAGTTGAATCTGTGTCCATGTTTACACGACAAATAGTATTGTCGGCACATGAGAGAGCAGGTTGGAATGGGATTGGGAACTTAAGAGTACCACCAATCAAAGCAGCGTCAGTAATATTAACTGTTACTTTAGCATGTACATGACACATTCTACCGACTTTAGTATAGTAGCCAGTAGAGGTGGTAGTCATCCCAGCTCTAATCGTGCTAACAAATTCTGGCGTAGCCGAGTATGTTCCCTCTTCATAATGATCCAGAATTTCGTACGTCTTACCAACCAATGCTGTCTGATTACTAAAGTCAATACCCTTATCTGCCTGAAGCTTGTAGTTACCAGACTCTGTAATACGTGCTGCTTCTGAAAGAGTACCACTTTGTACAGTATAGAATTTAAGTGCACCATTTTCCGCTAAGTTAGATGTACCAGTAACCTCAGCAAAGATACCAGCATACGTAACGTTAGAATCATCGGCAAGATTTCTACCTCTGAAGTCAATACGTCCTGGCTGGTGTCCTACTGCAATAGTACCTGACTTATACAATACAAGGTCAGGAGCAGTGGTTGAGGAATTGGTTGTGTTCTCAATAATTATTTGGTCAGTGGTGTCATTACCCTTAACATGTAATTGACCCGCTGGTTCATCAATACCTAGACCAATAAGTGATCCACGCATTGTCAAAGTATCTACTGGTGATCCAGCATCTATGACAGTGAACTTAAGTAACCCTCTCTCTGATCCTTGAGTATCAAAGTGAATCTTAGATGTAATAGCAGCAAACTCAACGTCAGCAGCATTACCTGTGTTCCTACCTTGGAATTTAATACGTCCAAGTAGGTCATTAGTGGCAGCACTAGCACTATCTCTCTGAAGAATTAGGTCTGGACCTACGTTCTCAGAAGCATCATTTAATGTAAGAGCAAGTGACTGCCCTGTCCATGTACCAGTACCAGTTACATCTACGTTAGTAGAACTTAAGGTTATATTAGTATCACCAACTTCTAGGTTGGGTGTACCATTATCATTTGCGTCAACCTCAAAGGCAACTTTACTACCTTGTGTGTTACGCTTTCTAAATCCAAACGCTGCTACCTTAGTACCACCGTTATTTCTAAAATCTACATGACCTAGATCATTACCATCAGCAATGATAGAGTCTTGAGTAAAGTCAACACCACTGTGCTTAAATGTTAAGTTACAAGCAGAGTCTACTGTACCAGTATTATCAGTGTTCTGGATAAGAAGGTTTCTAGTTCCACTAGCACCAATAGTAACCTCACCAAAGGTTACATCAGAAGAAGTGGCAACATCCTGTCCAATAGCAATAGAACCTGATGAGGAATTATAAGTTACACCTGTACCACCACTTAAGTGTGCTCTAGCTTCTAATGAACTAGGACCAGTGTAGGTTATAACACCATTACTATATGCCAATGATCCATCACCACCTAAGTCAGTGACAGATATATGTCCTTGTGTCTCAGCAGCACTAGGACCAGTGTAGGTTATAACACCTGTTGTACTGTTATATGAAAGTGCTCCGTCTCCACCTGAGTCAGTAACAGAGATGTCACCACGGGCACGAGCAGAAGTATAGTACTCATTAGTAGAACCTTCAGTTACATTGTCTGTATTAAATTCACTGAAGTCAACTGCCAATGTTAGTGAGTCACTAACGTCATCATATGTTTTACTAATACCTGTTCCACCAGTGAGGAGGACAGATACTCTGTCGTCTACTCTCTCATTAGTGAAGAATAAATTTGTTGGAGTTGATGATGCTTCAGCAATATCATCCAAGTCTAATGTTATGTTGGCAGATCCATTGAAGGATACACCGTTTATATTACGTGCTGTCTCTAGTGTAGTAGCAGTAGTAGCATTACCAGCAAGAGCAGCAGTAACTGTAACAAACTGTGGGGAATCAGATGTTCCTACAGCCTGTCCAATACTTATCGCCCCGCCTGTGAATCCAACTCCCGTCCCTGCTGAAAGATGTGCTCTAACTTCTGCGGAGCTAGGACCAGTATATGTAAATACGCCTGTGGAGCTGGAGTAAGCGAGGGAACCATCGCCTCCAGAGTCAGTGACAGAAACCGCAGATCTCGCTCTAGCGTCGGTGAAGTAGATATTGGTTGGTGTTCCTGACTCCTGAACGTTGTCAGTAACCAAGTCGATATTCGCTGAGCCATTGAAGCTAACACCCGATATGTTGCGAGCAGTAGCCAAAGTAGTTGCAGTGTCCGCATTTCCAGTCAGTGCTCCTGTAATTGATGTAATGTTAGCAGCATCAGCATAGACATTCTGCCAACGTATTGTATTGCTACCTAAGTCATAGGTAGAGTCAGCATCAGGGAAACAATGTTGGTTTAGTGTCCAAGCATCATTAGCATTAGACCAAAGGATTGATCTATCTGCTGCTGCTTTAAGGATAATACCACCACCATCTCCAGTAGCATCAGTAGGAGTGGCAACAGTACCAAGTTCTAAGTTCTTATCATCTACCTGTACGGTGGTAGAATTTACCGTGGTTTGGGTTCCATTAACTGTCAGATCCCCTGTGACCACTACGTCATTAGGAAATGTAACATCGGTAGGGAACGCCAAGTTAATCTCATCGTCACTTACACGTGAGAATATTAATTGATTAGCGGTACCAGCAAACTTTATGTCGTCTAAGACAGAGTAAGAAGAAGTTAATCTAAATTTAACAGCAGGTGAAGTATCAGCAATCGCACGGATATCGTATTCAGTACCAATGGTGGATCCACCACCACCCACGTCAAAGTTTCTGACAACACCGTCAGTACCCTTCAACTTCATAGTGAGGACGGTGTTGGAAGTAGCTTCCAATACCACGTCTCCGTTCTGAGATGGGGTCAAACTTGTAGGGGGTCTGAGCAGATTATTATCCTGTTCAGGTAATCTTCTAATCGTCAGGGACATTTGTTCACTGCTTGACTACTTCTTTACTTAAGGTATTTAGCCTATACCATTCCCGTGCTGCTTCTTCGTGATCGAAAAATAGCGTGGAATTATTATAGTACACTACCCATTTATCTACAATAGGATCCCAATGAACATCTTCAGGAAAATCATCTCGATGTTCTGTGAGATACTTAGCATAGAACTCTGGGTTCTCACGCATATCATCTTCAAAGTCTAGTTGTGCTGTGAGGCGATCTTCTGGTACTTCGCTCATAACCTTATACTATAACAACACTAATATTTAGTATAGTTTTAGTAGTGTTCTTCACCTGGACCTTCAACGTTCCATACTAGGTTACCTGCAACAGTAACTCTCTCTTCATTAGTGGATTTGTATGGATACACCCCATGCTTAACATGAGATGGGAAGGCAATGATAGTACCATTCCAAGACTTATCTATTTCTATCACATCGTTCTCTAATTGGAGAGATCCATGACAACGATGCTCCTCCTTTTCCTCTCTACCATAGGGTAGATCGATAAAGATAACAAAACTCACTACACCGTTGTGACAGTGCATTGGATTATATTCACCTGGTCTTTGATAGTTTGCCCAGAGATCTCTAAGCTTTAAAAAAGGACTAACGTCCCCTATTGTCTCAAACTCCCATGGACATGTCTGATGTATATCGTTCCATAACCTAGCACCATACCTTGTTAGATATAATTCTAACTCTGAACTCCATGATATACTCGACTGTTGCCCAAGTGCTCCAACCAGTCTGTCATTATAATTCCAGTCCTGTTCAAGTCTTCTTTTCTTTGTTGTTGAAAGTAATTCAGTGTAGAGAAAGTCAGGTAACTTCTCACTGATTATCATTGATGTATTTCTAAGGTCGTGCCAACTCATGTATCTCACACTTTACATAATTACAGTCTGAACATTCCATTTCCTGTCGATAACTCTCGACCTTATGGATCAATCTATCATATTCAATTTCTACTACTGGGTGAGCAGACTTATAGTAGTCACAAGCTTGGAGTAGGTGTGCTACATCTTGTTCATGAAATTGCATTATATATCTAAGGCATACAACATTGGTAGGTCAGGTGTCTTACCTGCTTCTACATATGAGAGCACTCTAGCACCTGGATAAATTTTGTTAGCTTGTTTCTGGATCTCCTGACGTTGAGGCTTCTGTAAGTTAGGAAAGAATATCTGGACGCGATACATTCTGCCACGCCAAACCAACTCGACGTAATAGTATTTCCCGTACTCATTCAGACGTGCCGCTGTCATTAGTTATTAACCACTTGAACTTCTGTACAGTATACAGTAGAACCTGATCCTGTCTTAGGCATTATAGCATACTTTTGAGAAAGTCTAGCTTCAGCAGTACCTGAGAAAGCACTGAAACCTGAACCGTCAACGGCAACTGTGAAAGTTGTGGGAGTAACAGCGGTAATTGCTTGATGAGATACATTATAATCACCTACAGAGGAACCAGTTGTTGTGACATAATCACCTACCTTGAATTGGTTATGATTTCCACCTGATCTTTCGATTGTAAAAACTGTTGGGTTAGCAGCAGTACATCCAGTGATACCCACTCTTATGGGACTATCTCCTTTCAGTATTACTGATTCTCCTTTCTCAACATAGAGAGTTGAGTTGGTAGCATTGGCATTGCCACCTATAGCAATAGCACATCCACCCTTGGCGATGTCCACTGCGAATCGGTACAAACCTGTCTTAACTGATAATGCTGCGCTTTGTGTGTTAGCAGCACTACCCACGTCAGTCGTAGGTCCGTCCTGTACTACTTTTAATACGGTCATGATTTTTTAGTTGGTTCCTGAGTTATTTATCTTTGGAAGCATTCTTTAACATCTTCTGGAGATCCGCTGTGCTCCCTACGAATAGGGCATTGTTCACAGTTGATGGACCTTTCTTAGATTCTTCTTTGACATCCTTAGTCATCTTTTGGAGAGTCATAAGTTTGTCAGCAACATCACCTACATGCTTAATTAATTGTCCAGCAACTTCATATGCTCTGGGATGGTCACTACCTTGTGCTACATCTAAAGCACCATCGACTGCCTCTTGACCTTTCTCTATAAGAGAATATAAGTTTGCTCTCGCATACTCATGGTCATCTCCCACTTGATCTTCAGAGATCTTTTTAGTAGGTCTCTTTTTTGGAGTTGGATTGTTTACAGCTTCAACAGTATTGAATGCTTTATCCAAACCCCCATAGTTTTCATTAGCCATAGAAAGAAGTCATCTCATTGAATCCAAAGTCATCGTCACTGTCTATTAAGTCAGTGTCAGCAGAGGTAATTAAATCAATCACAGATCCACTAGCATGAGCAGATGATGTGGTTGCGTTCTGACCACGTGTGACAGTAATACTTGTACCATCAGGCTTGGTCTTAACCTTCATAACTTCATTATTGATTTCAATATAATCTCCAATACTGAAGACTGTTGAGTCAGTAACTTGAAGTGTACCAATCTTAGCAGTAACAGCAGCAGTTAAGGTTAGACCTGCTCCATCACTATCCTTATCACGTAAGGCTTTTGGTTCGACTGTATATGATACACGTCGTGGTGAATTGACCACATCGGTACCAGTCTTGTAATCGACTTTTGCTTTCTTGATTGGCTTGCCAGTCTGCGTAGGTCCGAAGATATACGCTTTCATAGTAAAACTAATATCAATAGTAGTTAATTTCCTTGTTGAGAAATCTCCTTCATAATCATCAGCATACTGAAGACTGTTAAGTACTATAGGTACATCACGGTACTCGTTGATGTCATCAAGTATTTTAATAGTAACATTATATGATGGTTGAAATATTGGTAGTATCTGTTCAGTAATCTCTAGTGCCTCATCGTTTGTCTTCGATAAGATAGACATTGTGAAATCTAAATTATATGGTACAGGTGTGAATATTTTCCTTACAGCATTAGCACCATCCTTTTTGTAGTCAGCAGTAATAGGACTAAGTTTCCTACTACTATCATATGATATACCTTGCATCTCAAATGAGATTCTAGGTAATGTAATAGCAACCTTCTTGTTGAGATCTGGTTGTTGCTCCAGTCTAGCCAAGAATTTTTGCTTAGGACCATAGGCAAGGGGTACCTTCATCTTCTGATAGGTACTACCTGAAACTTCCTTACGGACCTCTATATTATTAAAAAGTGTACCGAAAGCAACTACGCACTTACGGATAACTTTGTTGTATGTGTATGCTCCTAACATATCAAGTAGCTATTCCAAATGGGTTTCCTTCACTGAAGTCAATAATATCATCAGCCTCACTCTCAAACAGTGTACTATCAGAGAACTTGGTGTCTGTTGTTTTCATTGCATCAAAACTATGTATAGTAATAGACGCTCCAGAAGTGGATCCAACTAACTGCTCCCCAATAGAGAAGTCCGCAGTTGGGTTCTTAAGTTTGAGCCATCCTTCACTCTTATCCCAGTCTGCCAGTAGAGCAGTACCAGAGGATAGATCTCCAGTAACTGTTTCTCCATCAGTAAAGTTACCAGATAGACCACCAGGTACAGACTGTAAAGCAAATGCAGCAGTAGTGTAATTAGAACCAGGAGTATCTATGACTATAGATTCAACTGAATCATATCCTGACCCTTCGTTTGTTATCTCAACCTTAGTGAGTTCACCAGACGAGTTAAAAGTCGGGGTAACCACAGGTTTGGAGCCTGAGCTAGGAGGATCAGAGAAATTAATACTAGATCTAGATACATCATAACCAGCACCTCCGTCGATAATTGTTATTCCTGTCATCTTACCGTTGACCACTTTAGGATCTAATACGGCAGCTCTAGTTGGAGTTGATCCTGCTACAGTAGCAATGATCATCTCAGCATGAGCAGTACAACCACTCCCGTCTCCACTGCAAGTAACAGTAGGAGTGAAATTGTACTTACTTCCGTTTGTAGTGACGACTCCTTGGGTGACCGATCCATTACTAATGAGTGGGGTAGCGGCAGCTGCTACACCTGGGTTAACCAGATAGTAGTACTGTACTGTATATCCAGTATCTATAAGCTCATCATCTCCAGCAAAGAATTCTCCCTGCTCATCACTGAACTCAAAGAGTTCTGCCTTAAGTTTGTATACGTAGTTCTTACCAAGCTGATAGAAAGGTTCTTCGTGCTCTACGAACTTGATCTCAAAATAGTTAGAACTCAATGGGAAGAATATTAGATCTCCTTCCTGTGGTCTATCTCCTAATGCTATATCGTTATCTTCTAAAAGGAACTGTGATATTAAATCTTGAAATCTCTGCTGTGAGATAACCATACTTATTTCATCAGTCTGTCTTATTCCAAACTTAGTTAGCAAATCTCCACCACCTTGGAACCCATCAAAGTTCTCTAGGTATGCTTCAATAAGATATGAGTCGTCAAATTCTGACGCAATCTCTTCATTGAATACACCATCCTGAGCAACCATCTGTCTGGGGATATACAATATATCCATCCCAAACATCTTGATAAACTCTTCAGTAAGATCTTGCTGAAGGAACTGTTCGTTACGAGTTCCGTGAGTAAAAAATACGTTTCTCATCCAATCATATCCATTGGTGGGATTTCATATGTAGAGATCATCTTATCTTCAAGCTCATCGATTTCTCTCTGACCTTCTCGATACAACTCTTCACCGTTCATGGTAATACCACCAGGTAACTGAGCACCCTTGAACTTACTTAAGTTCTGACCCCACTGTCTCTTAACTAGAGAAGTTAGGTATCTCTTGAGGAATATATCATTATACATGTCTGTGTTCTGTGTTGGATCTAATGCTCTCCAGCAATCAAATACCAAGAAGTCTCCGTCATTAACATCAGTGTGGAAGTCTAGATCCATAAAGAGTTTATCTCCTCTCATCTGGAATCTCAATTGCTTCTGACCTTCCAATAACCAATAGATATCTTCCATCCTCCTGTTGACCATTTCGTATGTAAGGATCTCTGTCTGAGTCAAATCCCATAGGTCATTCAATCTCCACTGATACCTAACATCAAACATGTTAGTAGTATTCTTTGAAGTGAAATCAAATATCTTAACCACCTGAGTTACATGCTCAGGCATCTTAATAAAATTATTTTGTGTGAGAAATTCTGTTGCTCTAGCACCTGTCTGTGTAACAGTTTCTGTAGTATCAGTCTTCATCAGATCTATAGTAGCCTGATCAAACTTATACTTTAGGAAAGTTCTCAAGTAACCATCACTGTTCCTTTCATTGAAGAATTGAACAGCATCATCTACGAGATCAGATATCTGATCGTCATCGACATTAATTTCTAAAACTGGTGCACCCAGTTTTCTTAAAGAATACTCTATGAGAGCATCGCGGGTTGCTGGTTTTGCCATTAAACTGTATCGACGTTGAATCTCACTCGTACATAATATGTAGTAGTTGGTAGTAGATTTACATCACCTGGTAAGGTGTACTGTAGTAAGTTGGTTGAGTTTCCTAAGGATTGGTGTTCAATATTCAGGAATGTATCTGCCTGAGAGAACTGCCAGTCAGTAGAGTTGTGTCCATATCCAGCCTTGATAGCTGGGGAAACAACGTTAATCGTTGGATTAAATGCTGGAGTGAATGCCTGTATGACAGGTTGATCTACAACTGGTGTCTTAAAGACAACTGGGTTACCATAAGATGATACCAAACCATTGTTATCCTTATACTTAGCTTGTGCTGTATAAGATGTATCAAAGTCTAAGTAACCAGAAGGTACTGTAAATGTAGTTAAGTTAACTGTATCACCAGCAGACAAATCAGGAACTGTAATCAATGAAGTATCATATATCACAGTGTTATCAGATAATTTCTTAATCAGCCAGTAACTAGCATAGTGAGTAGAACCTGCGTACTGACTATTGAAAGCAACAGTAGTAAATGTTGGTTGTCTATTATATGAAAGGGTAGTATCAGTATCAACATTAACAGTCAGTGAAGATGGTGCTGATACAAATTCAGATTCATTAACCGTTATAGTAGCAGCATTAGATGTTACTGATATGGCATTAGAATTAGATAGTACACAACGGTACTGGTTGTTTAATGTTGGGAATGGTTGTACAACTGTAGTATAAGAAGCAGCAGTAGCACCAATTACATTACTCCAGTTACCACCACTATCAGTTGACTTCTGCCACTGGTAGTTGATTACACCACTTGTTATAGAAGCAGTAATATTATATGTTGCTGCGTTACCTTCAATGATAGTAGCATCTTGTGGTTGAGCACTGATAGTGATTACTCTCAGAACTGTTAAGATACCATATGTGGAAGTAATAGATGCTTGAGCACCTACCAAACTTACAACACAACGGAACCTATCATCATTGTCAGTACCAAATACTAGAGATGGTGTGTTATATGTTGCTGCTGTAGCACCAGGAATATCATTATAGTCAACAGCGTTGTCAGACTTCTGCCATTGATATGTCTGTGCTCCACTAGATGTAGAACCAGTTACAGAGAAGGATGAACTTCCTCCTTCATTACCAGTTGCGTTAACTGGTTGAACTGTAATCGAATGGGTTCTGTATACAGTAAGATTTGCTGCGTTTGTATAAGCAACAGCATCTGCTCCTGTAGCATCTAACTTACAACGATATTGATCAGAATGATCATCAGCATATGTTAGAGTGCTAGTTGTATAAGAATCACTCGTAGCACTTGGTACATCTGCCCAGTTACTACCAGCGTCATCAGACTTCTGCCACTGATAAGTTAGTGTTGGAGTATGATCACTCCAGATAGAGTTATATAATTCAGGATTAGCAGCAGTCTCAGCATGAGCAGCGTTACCACCACCTGAGGGGGTCGTCCAGTTTCCTACCCCGAAGGAAGAATTTAATAGTGCGGTTATAGCACTGTTGTCTACAGTACCAGCACAAGTAAATGTAGCAGTACCAGTCTCATCAGCAGATTGATCAGATGGATGAGATGTTACTGTAACTTGTACAGTCTCTACTTGTAGTACAGCAGCATTAGAAAATACGTTGGAAGCACCAGGGGCAGATAAGTAACAACGATATTGATACTCATCATACTGTGCTGTTAACGTGGGTGTAGTATAAGAAGCACTTGTAGCACCACCTATATTACTCCAGTTATTACCATCATCTATAGATAACTGCCATTGGAATGTAATGTCAGAATTATCACCATCACTAAGAGTAGCAGCAACATCAAATTGTCTTGTACCACCTACAGATCCTGTTTCATTATCAGGGTGATCTGTTACTGTGATACCTCGTGCGACTGTTAGTGTAGCACTGTTGGAAGTAACTTCAGTTGCTCCAACCGCATTAACTTTTACTCTGAAATAGTCTCCATTATCAGCATCGAATGATCCTGGAGGTGTGCCACCACTATCGTAAGTAGTAGCAGTAGTTGTATATGTATTACTTGTAGCACCAGAGATTACATGCCATGCTGTGTCATCTTCTGATTTCTCCCATGAGTATGTTACTCCAGCACCATCAGCAGTTGTAGCCGCAGCTGTATATACAGCAGCAGTTGGAGCTGTAACTGACTGGTTGGTTGGTTGGGTATTAATCGTAACTGTTCTGTATACAGTTAATGTAGCAGCATTAGTTGTTGTAGTAGTTGCTGCTGTATTTGAATCACAGACGCATCGGTACTGCCATCCATTGTATGAGTAATCATCATCAACAGTTAATGTATCTGTTGTCTCTCCACTGTGTCCAGCCTGAGAACTGATGTCTGCCCATCCTCCACCTGTACTATACTGCCACTGATATGTAACAGTAGAACTATCGGATGTACTAGCATTGAGAGGACCGAAGGTAGCATTGGTTCCAGCACCCGCCTCAATACTTGTACTTGTAGGTTGCGATCCGATAGTTACAATCACACCTGTTCCAGATGTGTGGAAATTGTAACTTTGTGATTCACCACTGGTCACTTCGTTGACCGTCACACTATAGAAACCATCCTGATAGCTCGATGTAACAGTACCACTTAGCTCACCAGAAGTGGCGTTAAGTGATAGTCCTGTTCCAGATATACTGTCACCACTTAGGGTGTACTCTCTGATATTGAATGGTTCAGTAGCGTAGCTAGTGAATGTGTTTATTCCTAATTGGGTTGATATGGAAGCACCATTAGCAAATCCATCACCACCAACTGTTCCTGTAGTAACTCTATTAGAAGTTCCTGTTCCTTGGACACTCTTAATAGAGAATGGATGACCTGCAGCATTAACGTCAAATATTAAAGTATCACCAACGGTTGCGTTGATTGTAACGTCATCTCCAGTATCACCTGGTTCAGCAAGAGTGATAGTTCCTACCATACCACCATGGTATTCGCATTGGTAATAGTAAGTACCAGCAGTTGCTCCTGTTGTATTCCATACAACGTTACCAACCTCAGCACCTTGACCTGTTACCCCTGATGATATTTGATTACCAGTACCTGTACCAGCCTGTGTCTTAAGATAGAAGGGGTGTCCTGTTGCGTTAACAGCAAATGTTATTGTATCTCCGATCCATACCTTTACACCAGGATCAGCAGCAGAACTATGAGTAGTATCTCTATCAGTACCAGATATAGTATAGTCACTACTACCAGTATTTGATACGGTAATACTGAGAGATGTAGTTGCTACATTTTGTTCAGCAAAATTATAAGCACCATTACCAGCATCAGTTACATTCCATTTTCTAACAGCACTTCCACCACTACCAGACAATACAACCTGACCATACATGTTAGTATGAGCTTCGCATTGTGTATAGTATGTTCCTGTACTTACTCCTGTAGTCTTCCACCAGATTCTTCCATTGGTTGTTCCAAATCCACCACTCGTTGATAATGTACCAGATGCTCTATGCCATGCTATAGACTTATTAATATACTTGGTGAATATACCTCTTACCTTACTGATAAGAGAAGTAGTGTCTTGGAAATTAAAGTCAGCACCTGTATCAACTGGAAGTTGTTCAATGGTACGACCTGTATGACCTGCCTCTTCACTATCAAGTTCAGCATATAAAGCTACGTTAGCAAACGTAGGACCATCTGTTGCTTCATGTGTACCTGATACAATTGCAAGATAGTTGTTACTACCACCAGCAGTTTCATCACTGGTACCAGAGTTAGTAACTTGAATAGTTATTGTGTTAGCAGCAGCATCCTGAGCAATGATTCCATGCCAGGTTCTTGATACATCCTTTATGTCTATTCCACCAACAGTTAATGCTGATGATTGTATTCTTAACTGTACCTTCTTACCAACATTGTTCAGGAAGTAAGATGAGTTAGCAGACTCGAACTCAATCTTTATTTGTTGACTACCGTTAGATACCTCAAATGGGTTAGATGGTAGTTTATATTCTTTAGCACTGTTAATAGGATATGCTGTACTACTTACAGCACTATACTTACCAGTATCTCCACTAGCTCTTACCCAGTTCTTACATAGGGTGGGTAAAGTATTAGTAGCATGAGTGTAACTATTAGCAGCAATGAACTGGCATACTACACCAGCAACAATAGGTCCAGAGAATGATGTACCACCAATATTAGTGTAGTTACTTACTGTATTATATGTTGTGTTCGTAGTCCAGTCGTACTTCGGACATGTTATGTGTTGACCTGGAGCAGTAGTTGTACAACCTGATCCATAGTTAGAGAAGTCTGCCCAGTTGTCATTATAATCTGTAGCACCTACAGATATAGATGCGATGTTTGTATCGAAGATGTTAACATCACCATCTTGATAACCTGATGATCTAGCACCAGCTTTAAATCTTGTTTGTAAAGGTCCAGCGAAGTTATCACCAGAGTCTTTGAAACCATTACCAGCAGATCTAACAAGAACTATGTTAGCATCTACTACATCTTTTTCAGTCTCGTCATATAGTTCAATGTCAAACCCTGCGTCAGTTCCTGATTCGTTTAGTTCAACATAAGGTACTGATCCACTAGGAGTAGTTGGACCAAAACTAGCATTGATAACTGCTGGTCTAGTGTTACCTTTATAGTTAACATGTCCTGAATCATTATGGTTTATAACAGCCTGATAAGCAGCCATTATACCTGAGAGAGATCCACTACCAGCAGAACTAAAACATTTTAAACCGTAGACTTTAACCTTTCTTCCGATACCAGATTTAATACCACCAGCTAGGCAAGCACATTGAGTCCCGTGACCATTGTCATCTTCATTCGAGTCGGGATTTCCGTTGACTGTATATCCTGATGTATATCCTCCAACCTCATACACACGGTATGCTTGTTGCTCAGACAAACCATTCAGATCAGCGTTGTTTGTTACGTCAAATAATTCTGGGTGGAGTCCGACGTTCGATCCCGTTGGGCGCGACGCTCCTCTAACACCAGTATCAAGAACGTACAAGTCAACACCTTCAGATTCTTCTGTAGTGAAGTATTGTCCATTGAGATAATTCCTATTCTGTTTGGTAACTCTATCTAAATGCCAGAAGTCGTGTACACAAAGGCAACCATACCTAAGAGGACTATCGCTATAAGCACCATAGTCAGCGTTACTAGCATTGTACCAGTATAGCACAGATGCTGTTGTTGATCCTATTGTTAAACGTGTATAAGCACCAGAAGATCCTGGAGTACCAGCAGTAGTTACACCAGTAGTATAGTCTACACCATCTTTATGTGTACCATCAGGTATTATTGAGAATAAAATACGATGACCAGCGTTTGATGAATCTGATTGGTCGAATGTATATGTACCACCCTGAGTAAAACCTGAGTAAGTTCCTATTCTAGAATAAACACCACCTTGAGAACTTGAGAACTGGAATCGGTTTTGTCCACTATAGTTGGCAACCTTAACATAGATGGTACCACCACCAGATCCAGTTAGAATTCTTGTATTTTTATTATCTGTATTAACATCTGATACTAGAGCAGTTGCTTCTTCTACAGTATCCTCTGAGAAGATGACATTCTCGACTGCTCCATCAACAGGTTCTATTTCAAATTGCTTATCATAAGTAGCACCAACTACGTATGGCAATTTGCGAATACTATCTATAGAGTCCTGGTTCTCACTGGGAGCCGTGAACTGAATAGTCTTAAATGATGGGAAGGAACGTACAAACTCTAAATAGCTATGCTGGCTGATGATTCCTGTCTGAGCACCATCCAATGCTGTTGAGTCTGCGACCTTTACTAAAAGGGTTGCCATTTATATCTGGGTCAGTATTATCCTCTTTTGTATTTATAGAACAAATGGCTGGACTTAGAGATAGAGAAGCACCTATTGGTGAGTATAGGAATAGAGAACACCTATGGTCTAGGGTAGATTTGCCCTTCACTGGTGATCCAAGTACGATACCTTATGAAGTAGGAAAGAAATATGAGGAACGTCCTATCCTAGCAATAGGTACCACAAAAAATATTTACGGGAAGAGGTATTATCTCATAGTACAAGGAGATAAGACCCATTCCCGTCAAAGGTATGAATTTGATGAGAAGCATGATTTGATCTCATCAAAGTTTTTAGGTATGGAAGTTACTTAGTTTTAACATCCTTTGGTGGTATTGCTACTGGTGGGGCATTAGTCCCCGCAGGTCCAGGAGAATTACCTTCTTCATTTTGAGTAGCGAGACGCAACCCTTCAATAGCTCCACCTAAGCGTAGGAGCTGATCTTCTCGTGCCTTCAAAGCATCTTTAAGTTCAGCTACTTCTGCTCTAACTTTACTTTGCTGTTCAGTAAAGTCGGTAATCATTTCTTCAATAGTCATTTAGATTCCTCACGTTTAATAAGAGATTCCACACCAATTACTTGTGTGCGTACGATATCTAGTGCTTCAATAGCACCCTCAAGACGATTCACTTTATTGCGAGCGTCATTAACTTCAGTTAAATCAATCCTTGTCATAAGACTAGAATTCTTTTCTAACTCTTCTTCCTTTTCTTTGACATCCACACGAGCCTGAGTAAGTTGACTTATAAAGTCCTCCCATACCTGGTCGAATGTCCATCCCTCTTGCTGAGTTTCCTCAGTAGCGGGAGCTGTGTTTTCATCAGACATAATTTTGTACTTCGTCTTTAATGTGCTGTTGGGTCATAGTATAAGGAGTAGCAAGATAAGGACGAGTGTCATATCTCAAGTCACTGTACTCACCATCAGCGTACACGAACTGTAAGAAAGCATTCACATGTTCCTTACCAGTGTACTTTTCCCTCCAATGAGGAATAGTTCCCGTATATATTACCACATCTCCTGGTTCTAAGTCAACCCTCAACTCCTGTCCCATCCATTCAAATAGTAAATCCCATTGAGTGTCTCTTGCAAGAGAAACGTTAACTGCCAACTGTGAAGATCGGCGATCAGTGTGTTTTACCAACTCACTTCCCTCAGTATATATGCGACCATATGAATAGGTCGGATGGAGATCCGTACCTAGAATTTCCTCTACAATAGGTTTAACATATAAACTTAATGCTTCAAAACATAGTGGAGAATACCAAGAAAAACAACCTGGTACTGTAGGATCATTATAACCCTCCTTACTACCCATTGCAAGTAAGGCATCCCTCATCAATCTGAATTCAGTATAAGCGAATTCAACTATCGGTAGAGGGATCAGACCCTTCTTGACTTTTAGTATTGGGGAATGTGTAATTACGTCGGTCATAATGTTCACTGTTATATATGGTAGGCATACAGGGTATGCTCATTGATAACCTTTCTCCATTAGGAGATGCTTTGTGGAAAGCTCTGTCTGGTATGTATAATAGATCTCCAGGATTCATATCTCCTTCCCAATCAATTATCATCTCTTCTTCATTATGATCGAGATCATTCCGAGAATGGTATAATGCTGTTGCTCTATTCTTATATACTTTCCATGGTGTAGTACCTTTAGTCTGTATTATAAGGTTAGCAAAATGATCATAGTGACATTTGAATGATCCACCTAAACCCCTACCACCATACACATGGGTACAGCAATTTACATTAAACTCCCTTTCTATATCAGAACATAAGTCTTTTATATATTGATTAGATCTACTATATCCAACGATAACAAAACCCAATCCATTTATCAAATGCTCCCATATAACTTCCTTCTCAAAGTCTGGAGTAGGTGCCCAGTAGGGCTTGTACATTCCTAACTCCTTCTTAGTACCATCAGAGTTTATTAACTCCCAACCCATATCAGAACGAGATAACGCATCCTCTACATGAGTCCAATTACAATACTTTTCTGGTTCTTGTAGGAACCCTTTTATATGTACAGCACCATCGTTGTGAATAAAATCACGACTGGCGCATAAACTGTTTAACGAGACCATGGTTATGATTACCTTTCTTTACGAGGTTAATTGTAATAGCTATCCTAGCAGGACATTCCTTAGGACATGAACTTGCGTGATAGTTCTTACCATTGAATGCCATTAACTTATTCTTTTCTGGATGACACTTATTTTGTATAGTATAATTCTCAGACTCCTGTTGCTCATTGAAAATTACAGTAGGACCATCTGACTCATTAACATAGTATAGGCATGTGTAATGCTCACCAACTGATGTCTCTGGATAGTCTACATGTGGAACATTATGTTCTTGATGTTGATCAAATATTGAAGGGAAGTTCATCCCTACTCTAATCCTAGCTAGGTACCACTCCTCTCCATCTAGTTCCAATGCGTCCAGAATGTAATGGTACATGAATGAAAAACTAGGATACCACTCACTAGCTTTACCATCAACAAATGGAGTGTGGTGAAACCCAGGTTGACTTGGAAGAACCTCAGTTACATTTGTCCTATCTTCAGGAGCAGTAGTAACATCATCTATCCAATACCAAGGAAATATATCAGACGTAACTACATCATGTATCTCATGTGCTAATGAGATCGGTAGAAAATTCTTAAATTCTTTCATCGTAAATTAAATGCTAAAGAAATGCGGTCTTCTTCAGACTCGTTTGGTAGAACCTGGTGCTTAACCCATGATGGGAATAGTATAGCACGATTCATCTTAGGTTTGTACAACCACTGTGCGCTACTGTATCTAGTGTTATCAGGACAGATGGATCCCAAAGCATAATCATTATCATCCCTAGTGAAACAAAGATCACCAGAGTTCTCTTGTGCTTTGATATAAAAGACACCAGAGAATCTTGATACAGGGTGTACATGAGGTTGATTGAATCCACCTTTAGGATTGATATTAACCCATAGGTTATCCATCTTAGGATAGTCTCCACGACATCCTAGATCATCTGCTAGATGTGTTACCTCATGCTCCACCCATTCAACGAAAGGTTCTAATGGAGTACCACCAAACTCTTCGATATCATTAGACTGCCAACCACCTACGTTCGATACATCTCTACCTGTATCCTCATCTTTTTTTCTACGACACCAATACTCTATAGAACCTAAATCAAACTCTAAGTCAAATATCCATATAGGTGTAGGGAAGATCTCATCTAATATCATTTATCCCATGGTGTAGGAGAAAAATTCAATGGAGAGTACTTAAACCCAAAGCAATGACTCCATCTAAAATCTACACTGTCCGCAATATAAGGTGAGTGTGGAGTATTGGCATTATAGATTGTCATCGTACCATGCTTGGCAGGAGCAAATCCTATTTTTCTAAATCCCCACTCGTAAGCTTCCTTGTCTGTAAAGTTATTCCATCCTGGTTTGTGATCGGTACCGCTTCCGTACCAACTATGCCACTTTTTATAGAGGTGGTGATTTGGATCGATTTGGAAATCGTACCGTCCTTCATCAATCGTTCCTTTATACTCATAGAGGGTTGTGCCTGTTGTTCCTGGTTCATGTTCTGATAACCATAGGTTTGAAATGAAACCTTCATCATATGGATAATCCACATGAGGTAAAGCACTATATCTAACTGGGTTAGATTCAGATCTTAAAAAGATATTAGCCCACTCAGATAAACGTTCATCATTTATACAGGACTCTTCTTTAGGTCTCTTAAAATAATTTATGACAACAAAGTCTCTTACTGCTTGAGCAAGAGGGTTAAACAACCAGTAAGGTATGTGATGAACAATGAAGGGATTGGCATCAAACGCAGTCTCTTGATTGTTCATATCCTCTATAGGATAACACTCACATATATCCTTTAACCTATCCAATCCACCATCAGCAAATATATTATCTACTTCCCAATGTGTACTGTGATACACATGTGTCCACTCCTCTGCTGGCTTGATGATATCAGTACCATCATACAGGTGTCTGGGGGTTGGTAAAACTTTCATAAAGTTTCCTGATACAGTTTCAATCATGGCCAAAATAATTAAATGAAATACAGATTCTAGGACTTACATTACTAGATGGTACCCTATGTTTAACCCATGATGGGAACAGAAGGAACTCATATTGTTCTGCTGGAACCTCAATAGAATGGTCGTTAGTACCTAACATGGTAGCATACGGTGTCATGCGTAGTATAGCATCGTTAGGATTTATGAACCTTATGTTAGCAGACCCTTTGGGTTTTCTGAAATAGAATACACCAGATACTTGACATTGACCCCACCAACCATCTCTATGGTTGTGAGCAACAGTAGTGTCACCTGAGAAATGTTTATTAGCCCAAGCATCATGGGCATCAATATACATCATCTTCCTGTAACCAAGTACATGTACCCAGAACTCTCTGACAGCCATGGTCAATGGTTTGAACAACCATTGTAATTCTTCAAACTCATGTAGGTTTAATGTCTGTGGTCCAGTCGATAGACCAGACTCACCTTCAAACTCACCTAAAGTCTTGTCTAGAAACATTCTGTTCAAACAATCTTCAGTATGGGCATCATCATATTCATTAGGTATGATGCGACCTCTTTCAACTGGTACTCCAAATAAAGGTAAGACACTCATTTCCAATACTTCCTCAATACTTTATTCGTTTTCAACTGCCTCTGCGTTACACTAACGTTCTCAGGGAACTGGTTATATCCACTGTACATAAACTCATCTTCTAATCTATAATCTTTTTGGTCAGCACAATCTATACTGACATCTAAGTCTTCTAACAATTTTCTAGAGATTGGTATGTACATACAGAGTGGAGTACCTGCTTTAACTAATTCATCTCCTTCTAATACGTGCCACCATAACTGGATATTGACTTCATAAGCAGAACGTGGATCGAGTATACCAGCTATTGCTGAGAAGCGAGTCTCATTAACAAATGGTACTTTTGTTTGTAGGAATACGACATCATCATCAGCCTGTACACGCCAAGTAGTATTCACCTTTACTACCTGATCAATAGTAGTATCCTTGCTACTGTCCAGTAACCATTTGGATACATTCTCATCATGAAGCACCACGTAGTCAGATCCAGGTGGACTGAAACCTGTCTGCGTGAATAGAACAGTATGTCCGTCCCCGTTAGTATGTACTTTAAAATCAGCAGGAGCATGGACAATATATCCAGTCCTCATGATTTGATTAATAGCAGGGCATCTCCCTATAGAATTTGCTTCCTCACGTTCTCCTCTCAGTAGAGGACCAATAGGACATCTACTTAATCTATCTTGAAACTCTTTCTTTTCTTCCTTGCGCCAGGATCTATCTAAGTCAACAGACTTAGTTATTGGATGGAGTGTATGTGCTCCATGATTTAGTGAAAAAAATCTTGCTCTTGGTTTCTTCTTACGAAATAAATTCAAAGGATTCATCATTATCATATATGTTCTTCAATAGGTAATCATAATGAACGGGCTGAGTCTTTAAGTATCTTAGTACAGATTCCTTATAATGCTTGTACCTGTCAGCAGAGTGCCTTGCTTCAGCATTTGAGTATTCATCTCTATTTATGACGTATTCCGTAGTCGCTTTTGTACAGGGATGGTACCCTAGACCAGCAGCAATATATGTAGTACCTCCCAGTGCCTGAGGAGCATTTGAGATATTAAAAGAGTGGATCAATTCTTGATATAATCGTGGTGACCGTACTATCTTATCATTCATTTCTTCATGAGTGAGAGGAGACCTTTCATGGAACTGTCTCCAGTAAGGAGTATCAGTTCTTGGAGACAAGTAATAGTGTATCTCAATAAACTCTTTCATTGCTTCCATCTCATAGTTGACTGAGTGGTTGTAACCATCTACATCAAGTTTTGATATAAACCCATCTCTACGTTGGAAGACATCAATTAATCTTATAATATTTTCATGTGTACTGAAGAGTCCAGTGGATTCCAAAGGTTCTAAGAACCCCTGTGACAACCCAATACCAATAACATTCTTCACCCATGCGTCCATCCTTCTACCATGTCTGAACTTAATGTGTTGTAGATCACCCTCAAACCCTCCCAGGTGCTCTCTGAAGGTCTCCTCAGCATCTTCTTCAGTAGTAAACTTACTTGAGTAAACATATCCCTTACCGATGCGATTCCATAAAGGAATTGTCCATACCCATCCTTCAGGCATAGCATACCCATCAGTAGTATTGATCATCTGTTCACGACGATTCTCATATGGAATCCTCGCTGCTATAGCACGATCATTAGGTAGGAACTCAAAGTTTTGATAAGGTACTCCCATGATACCACCCAAGAGAGCAGATCTAAATCCTGTACAGTCAATAAAATAATCAGCATGATACATCATACCTTGACTGTCTACTAGGTAATCAATCTCACCATCACTATTAAAGACACCCTTTTCTATATCAGCCCAAGAATGTTCAACACTCTGACATCTATTATCCTTTAACCAATTCCCAAATTTATCTGAATCAAAATGATATGCTCTATTCCATTTTGGACTGAAGTTGCGAATATAATCACCACTACCATATACTCTATTAGTCTGAGCAAGATATGTTATAGGATTGTAGAACTCGCAGAATGTATTATCTGGAAACTCATCTGGATATAAGTTATGAAGATGGTACCAATCAACTATACCACCATCTGAATAATCTGTCTCACCAAATGGATACTGGAATGTTGTTCCATCTCCTTTCCAATTGGTAAATTGAATCGATACTTTATAGGTAGCATTACAAGCTGCCATCCACTCCTTGTCTTCAAGACCAAGTAGATTCAGGTACCTATTAAAATGTCCAAGTGTAGACTCTCCTACACTCATCTTTGGTTTATGATAACTCTCTACTAATTGTATCTTATGTTCTGGAAACAAATGGCAGAAAGCGGCAGCAGTCATCCATCCAGATGAACCACCACCAACTATACAAATTTTAGCCATGTTCGTAATAAGGATTATCTATGCCAGCTACATCTTCGTAGTAAAAGTCCCAAGGTTCAGGGAACTTATCTATCTCTTTTATAATCTCATCGCTGAGTTGATACCCTGATGATAACTTAGCAAAGGAAGCTAAGTCAATGTTATTACGTTTATCCATGTAATCGCATGTCCATTCAGTAGCAGGAGTATGCCTATGACCAGCAGCAATGTAAGAATTACCAGCTAGGTTCTGGAAGTTCCAGTCAGATATTTGATCCATCCTCAATGGGAACTTATCAAATGGGTACGCTCTATACTCATCCCTTGCCATGTCAGAAAGATAATCTATATCCTCACTGATATATTTCCAGTATGGGGTATCATCCCTAGTGGTCATCATATAATGATTAGCCACAAAGTGAGCAAAAGAAATAAAGTGTTTGCGACATCTATGGTTAAACTGGTCTCTTATCAATGTATTAACTTTACCGTTATGTACTGACAAACTATCTGCTAAGAACACAGCAAAGTTGTGTACACTAAGTAAGCCATTGGATTCTAGTGGTTCAATGAACCCACCAGCCAAACCAAGACCTACAACGTTCTTATGCCATATCTCTTTCGATACTCCATTTCTCCATTCGATCAAACGAGGTTCACCTATGATCTCATGATCACCTAGGTACTCTTTAAATTCCTTTAATGCTTCCTCATCAGAACAGAACTTATTACTGAAGTTATATCCTATTCCCATTCTTGTTGTTAACGGGACATGCCAAACCCAACCATTATCAAGTGCTGTACACTTAGTATGGTTTAACATCTCAGTCTTCTTATCAATGTACTTGACTCTCGCAGCCCAAGCACGATTGTTAATTAACCATGGGAACTCTTCCCACTCAACACCCATGTACTCCCCTAAGAGGAGTGATTTAAATCCAGTACAATCTATAAACAGATCAGCATCATACTCATGCTTATTACCTATTAGTGTTGTAATATTTCCTGACTCATCCTTCTCACAATCTTGAATAGTATCGTGATGATGCTTTACTCCACGAGGACCACAGAATTCTCTCTTCAACCACTTAGTAAACTTAACAGCATCTAAGTGATACCCTGAGTTTTTCGTGTAATCGAAACTTTGGAATTGATCTACTACTACTTTATTATCTTCTATTACTTTCCAATATGGAACCATCCACTCAGCAAAAGACATGTCTGGTTTGCCACCAGTTGCCTGTAAGTGAAAGAACCATTCTAAAATATCACAACTTGAATTAGCAGGAGCACCACCATCATAGAATGGGTAATGGAAATCTCCGTACTCACTGAAGTTCTCGAATTTTACACTATACTTATACGTCGCTTCACATTCATCCATCCATACATCAGAGATATTCATCTCCTTACACCAGTCCCTAAAGAATTGAGTAGTGGATTCTCCTACCCCAATCGTCGGTATGTCTGGCGAATCTATGACTGTTATATCAAGCCATGGATGTGATTTAATCAGAGTAGAAGCAGTTATCCAACCAGCAGATCCGCCTCCAACTATACAAATCTTCTCAATTTTCATAACAAAGTATTATTGTGCTATCCAGTATATATAGGTCTCCCTGTAACAGGGTCTGGACCCCAACCTTCTTCATATACTGTTGGGTTCTTAAAGGTAGTTACCTTCTGTCTCTTATTAGCAGGAAGACTATTCCATGCTGGAGCCTCCTCAGTTCCCATCTCAAATTCTTTCTTATCCGCATAGAAAGAAGCATCAGCATCAGCAGCATCTTGATTAACAATAGCGTTCTTAACTGCTGTTATACTATCCTTCCATTTGGTAGTACCATTTACTTGGTCCCAATACATCATATCGAGTTGATCCTCGACTTGACCGTATTCGACCTTTCTTTTCATTTGTTGGTTACGTTCTAAGCGATCCTCGCTATTGAAGAACTCACCATTATAGAGTACCCATAGGTTAGTGACATTATCATCGTCACAAATTACCCATCTGACCTGGGCATCATCACCCTGGTACACCTCGAACTCATCACCTACATCAACGATATCTGTGATAAAGCCTCGGTAGTCTACTAGACAACTTTTAGCCATGTTTCTTTTGAATCCTGTTTACTATTTAGATAAATTCTAATATGATAACCGCACCAGCCATACCATTCGCTCCTTGATAAGAACGCTGATATCCAGATGTCCCACCACCACCTCTAGCAGCTCTTAACTGTGAGGATCGTGTGCCTTGTGACCAGTTACCATGGGCACTCATTGTGCCACTACCGAAGAAGCCACCGCCACCATGACCAAAATAGTTCATGTGACCAATGCCGCCCCCACCGATAATGTTGAGGTTTCCTCCAGTTGATTCACCACCCAGTCCACCACAATGTTGATAAACTTGGTTAGCACCTAGTCCACCATAAGCAGAACAGTAGTTTCCAAAGGAAGATGTGTTACCTCCACCACCATTTCCAGAGTAGTATGTACCACTTCCAGAACCTGAACCGACTGTACAGTATACACTTGTTACACCACGTACGTCGATAACTTCTTCACAATATCCTCCAGCACCACCTGATTCAGCATGTCCTGAACCACCACCACCGCCTCCAATGACGCGAACAATGATTCTATTAATGCCTGTTGGTCGGTACCATGTACCACTACTGTAGAATGTTTGTATGCTTGATGGTCCTATATTTTGGTAACTAGCAGAGGTACCATCACTAATTAAGAACTGCCCTTCCTTGTCCAGTGGACTTGGAGGAATAGAGTCCTTATTCATAGTAGTTCCACCGAGTGATAGGTTGTACCCATCGGGGATCAGAATAGTTTCACCCGACGCAGCGTCGAGTTCGTTAGTGTATACGTTTGACATAGTTATCTAAAGTTCCAGACACATACGACACCAGCCATTCCCCTAGCACCACGTCTTTGTCCGTGATATCCAGGTGAACCACCACTGCCCTTAGCAGCCCTGTATTGATAGTTATAAGCGTAGTGACCTCCACGAGGGTGACCAGTAGCACCAGCACCACCAAAGAAAGATCCACCACCAGGCATACCAGACCAATATTCATGACCTGATCCACCTCCACCATAGATGTTCATCTGACCACCTGAGCCACCGCCAGGAAGTCCACCACAGTGTTGGTAGTTACGGTTAGCACCATTTCCACCACCAGCAGAAAGGTAGTTACCAAAAGAGGAGGAACTACCGTTAGCAGCACCACCAGAATAATAGGTTCCACCCCATGATCCAGGTTGTCCTACAGTAACAGATATAGATGATACACCTGTTACATCAATAATTTCTTCTGCGTATCCACCAGCACCGCCAGCTTCTCCTACACCAGATCCTGCTCCACCAGCACCACATATTCTAACAAGAATTCTTTTTACTCCAGTAGGTCTTGACCATGTACCATTAGATGTCCATACAGACATAGAGACAGCACCATGATCTTCCCAGTTACGAGTTGATCCATTACTTACAAGGATCTTACCATTCTGCCCACTGGGAGATGGCATAACACTAGAAGCGTCTAGGTTTTTGCTACCTAGTCTAAGTGTATATCCTGACTGGATAGTTACGTTCGACCCTGATTGGGGTACTAATGTATTAACTTTAAGTAAACTCATTTATTTAAACTCCCAGACTACGATCATTCCATTCATCCCTTCTGGACCCAGATAAGATCTATGCCAAGCATTAGCACTTCCCGAACCAGGCGCAGATCGTCTTTGGTGGTTACGAGAATAATCTCCACCACGAGGATGACCTCTAGCAGCACATCCACCAAAGAAGGATGATCCACCAGCACCATTATATCTTCCGTGAGCAGATCCACCGCCCCCGTACATATTAACATCTCCTCCCGTTCCTACTCCACCTAAACCACCAGCGTGCTGATAAGTTTGGTTAGCACCGTCACCACCTGTAGCAGTACAGAATGAACCGAATGATGAAGCAGTACCCTGACCAGATCTACCTGAATAGTATGTACCAGTTCCACCTACACCAATAACAACTGAGACTGAGGAAACACCACTAACGTCGCATATACGTTCAGTGAATCCACCAGCTCCACCACATTCTCCATGTCCAGATCCTCCTCCACCAGCAGCAACAAGTCTAACCATAACGGTATTAACACCAGTAGACTTACTATAACTACCAGAACTTGTAAAGGTCTGAATTGCGGTAGCTCCGTATGTATCGTATATAATTGATTCTCCATCACTACCAACTGCTTTGTTGGTTTGTCCAGAAGCACTTGGTAGAACTGAGGACTCATTAATTTTGGCACCACCCAATGACAACGATGTTGTCGCTGGAATAGTAATAGTTGAACCTGAGTATGCTCTCAGGTTATTTACGTATAATCGACTCATAGTTTTTTAGAGAATTACCCAAGCACCGCCTGATGCGATGGAGATTGTGTAGCCATTGTTGACTGTTAGTGGACCGTAGGAAGCACAGGAGTCTCCATTATTTATAGTGATACTTTCTGAGATAGATTGGTTATTACGCTTGATAATACCGTACCTATCTACCCACTGCTTAGATCCGTCAGCACGTAGTACAACAGATCTTTGACCACCTGATAGACCAACTGAATCGGAGTCAATGTCTAAACCATTATCACCCTTGATCTGCATCCTGTAGGATGACTGAGTTTGGTCACTACCTGGTTCGTATAATGTCCAATGACCACCATCACTAAGAGAAGCGATACCGTAGTCAGCATCATTTCTCCAGTAGTAGTTGCTACCAGTACTGTAGTATGTATGAGAGTTGTTAGAGAAGTAGAAGCGTCTCTGACCCTCATTAGAAGTCTGCCACTGGTTGACTTGGTTACCCAAGTAAGGTAATCCAGTTGCTGTGTAACCATCAAGTAAGTCAGCGTTCAAGTTAGAAACAACTGTAGTAGAAGCAACTACAAATGGTGCTGTACCAGTAGAAACTCTAGATTGTATCTGACCGAAGAAGTGTACAGTAGAATCGTTGTAACGATACTTCATGACACGATTGTCAGATCCATTCTCTCTTCTGAAGAAGGTTATATCATCACCTTGCTCAGAACCAAATGCTCCAGGAGAGTTGTCTCCGTTGTAAGCAATACCACCACCATAGGCAGATGATTGTCCAACGTATAAGTAACCTGTACCTTGGTTAGAACCATAGGCTTCAAAACCACACTGATAAGAATCACCCGCTAAAGCACGGATATATGTATTAGCGGATCTACCAGTAGATCCAAAGATGGCATCTCCAGAAGACTCTAGTGAGACAGCTGGGTCGCTATCACCAATGCCCAAGCGACCATTACGGAAATAAACGTTATTGTATGATAGGTGTGTACCATTCCATCCGAAGTTGTTTGAATCATTACCAAATCTAATGTAACCTAGGTTACCATTGTTCTTACCTTTAATGGATAGAACGTTGGTTGTTGCCTTACCGATATGAATACCGTTGGCATCACCTAGTTGTAAGATAGTAGTACCAGTGTTTTGGAATATACCTTGGTCAGCATACAAATCAGAAATACTGATGTCACCACTTGATCCTCTCCTTACAAGAGTGTTATTAACATTGCTGGAATTCTGTGTCCAACCATCAACATAGTGTGCATCAAGTTGTGATGAAGCACCATCATTACCACTATGCCAAACTGTGTTACTGTTGACAGTAACAGAACTTGTCTTGATATCTAGAAGACCGTTGCCGTTAGTAGCATCACCACCAGAGAATTCAAATCTGACATCGTAGTCATTAGATAGACCACCAGATCTGACATCTAGCATTGGGGTTGCTACGATACCAGCTCTACCCATTTCAAGAAGAGCACCGTTAGCAGTATTGCTTAGAGCAAATACCTGAGAAGCACCTGTTGTAAGTAGGTTAGAAGAAGTTACTGTCCACTTAGATCCAGGGTTAGGACCAAAGACTCTAATGTCCTTATTGGTGTAAGCACCAACGAACGCTATAGAACCAGTAACTGTTGTGTAGGTTCCACCAGTTGTGGTGTCATCTACTTCATTAATACCACCAGGATCTACCGTGATTGTACCAATGTTATTTACAGCAGCGTCATCAGCGTAGATAGTATAGTTACCACCTGCTGAAAGGTTACCTACTGGATTGGTTCCAGTTGCTGCCTTATAGTTTGGAATATAAAGTGTATATTTCTCGCCAGAAGATACAACGTAAAGGTTGTCAGCGATATACTTGTTGCGACCTAATAGAGTTGGTAATGCAGGATCGCCTAGAACACCAACTGTTCTTTGGTCATGAATGTTATAGCCTTGCTGGTACCACAATCCTTGCTGATTATCTAAGAAGTCAGCGTTAGGACCAGGAAGTGTACCACGACGAGGTTCGTTAATATCAGGAGGACCATCATTTTCTGAATGCCAGATCTTAGCCCAGTTACCATATACGGTACCAGTATCACTGTTACCACGAATGTATAGGTTATCTGTAGCGGAGAATGCTAACTGAGCAACAGAGTTGCCAGTAGCAGTACGACGGAATGTTAAAGTACCGTTTCTAGTTCCACCAGCATCAGTAGGAATACCATTAACACTGTTACTTCTGAGTGCCAACTGAGCACCAACGTTTGCTGCTGATACGAGGTTAGCGTTAGCAGATGATGGAGCAGTTGTTTCAGCGAACAGTACGTTAGCGAAGTCAGCAGTACCAGATATAGAGATGTTGTATGTGGTGTTTGCCAGACGTTGTGGATCGATAACACCTTCAACAAGGTTGGAAGCATTCTGATAGAACGCACCTTCGTTACCATCTAGTTTGTCTGCGTTCAGTTTAGAACCAGCACCTTGGTCAATAGAGACCTCACCATTAACTGTGAGAACGAAACCACCTTCTGTCTGGTCACCTAGTGCCTGTTCAGCAACGTTCTTACGGAACTTAGCGATACCGTAGTTACCGAATACTGAACCACCAGCCTGAAGAGTAGTTGGAGTAAGTTTGTTTGCCTTCTTAAGGTCAATAGAAGCGTTACCAAAGTAACGTGGGAGTGTACCCTTGACAGCAGTAAGACTTGCTGCTACGGATGGAGTTCCAAGTTCATTAGGAACTGTTAGTGTGAAGTCTGCGTTATATCCAGTACCTGCGGTAACAACACTACAGTTAGTCAAGACACCAAATGCCTGAGTAGAAGTTAGAGTTGAAACTGTTAGTTCGACTGGTTGCTGTACTGTACCACCGAATAATGGACCATCGAAGGTTAAAGTATCTCCACCTAAGTATCCAGAACCACCATCTAGTATAACGTCAACAGTTAATGTACCATTGCCATCAGAAACGAATCTAATAGAAGCACCTAAACCAGCACCTGTTGTGGTGGAAGGTTCTACGTCAAATGTACTTGATACTGTGTATGATGTTGGAGTCTGGTTGAGGTTACTTACACTAGCGATAATACCACCAGTAGTAACGTCAGCAACTGTGTATGTAGCACGTGCTACACCAGCATCAGAGATACTAACGTTACCACCCAACATTGGGATGTTCTGATAAGTACCAACTGTGTATCCAGAACCACCAACAGTGACGTTTACTTTCTCAACGTATGATGTGTCAGATAGACTTGACTCAGCAACCATACAGTCATCAGTTGAGAACTTAACTGACTGAATAGTGTACTGGTAAGAAGAGTCACCTCTTAAGAAGGTGAAACTGTTAGCAACACCTGTGTCAGCAAGACGCTCAGGGTCAATTGTACCAGCAACGATGTTAGAAGCATCAATGTTAGTAGATGATAACTGAGTCCAGTTAGCAGCATCATTAGCAGATGTATTAACTGTTCTGATAACATCTACAATCTTCTTACGATTATAGTTACCAGATGTCAAGAGAGCTACAGCAGCAGTTACTGTATACTCATTAGCATTGACAGGAGTAATTGCGTAGAATCCAGATGGTGAAGAACCAGATGTGAAATCTAAGTAAACGATATCACCTTGAGCAAAGCCATGGTTTGTCTCTGTTACTGTGATGTCGTATGTGTCGTGAACGTATGTACCTGTAGCAAGAGTTGTATTTGTCTCCTCCTGCATGAAATCAACGTCACTGAATTTAATATTATTAGCAAGATCGACTGTTAAACGAGCTTCGATCCTAGCAACGTTACCCTGAGCAGTAGCCTGTGTACCACCTGTAGGTGGTGCTGAGAAGGTAACTGTTGGTTGTGTGAAGTACTTACTACCTGGATTGGTAATAGTGATTGTACTGATCTGACCATTAGTAATGGTACATGTAGCAGTAGCAGTTACACCACCGCCGCCAGGAGCAGTAATTGTGATACCTGGAGCACTTGCGTATCCAGCACCAGCTTCATCAATTAAGATGTCTCTAACAACACCCTCTTTGTAATCAGTAATAACACCCTGAGCACCAGTAGCAGAACCAATTGCTAGGTTAGTATTAGTATAGGTGATTGTAGCATCTGGAGTGAATGCGATATACATCGAATCCAGATCATTCTCAAGAATGTAGGATACAGCAGCACCCTCAGTACGTAACTTATGAGTACCAGATCCTTGAGAGGATAGGTTTCTAGGAGTACCACCTTGAGCATCAGCTAGTGATGTAGCAAGTTTGATGTAGTCTGTGGTGTTAGCACCAACAGAATGTAGGATGACATAGTAAGTGGCACCATCAGCCAAGTTACCAATGTTAGCGGTACCTTGGAAGTATGTTAAAGCGTCACCAGTTGCCAGTCCATGAGCAGGAATATTGATATACTCACTAACTGTATCAACAGCAGATGGAGCAAACTCAAATGTTGTTGAGGTTGTCTCAATAGCAATGTCACCAGCAGCAGCGTCTTCAATCGCTAATCTTTCTGCTGTAGATGCTACAGAGGTAATATTGAATGGACGTAACGCAGGGATCTGTTCAATGTTAATCTTACCAGAGGTAGTTAACTGTACAAGAGCAGAAGGAACAGCGTTAGTTGAGAATGGCTGGTTTAGATAAGGACCAAGTTTGTTGTTAATGTAATCCTTAACAGCAGCCTGTGTGGGTAGTAATGAATCAGAAGCGAAAGCACCACCTAGTTCATCACTGTCTGAGAACCCAGTAATAGTAATGTTTCCACCAACAATCTTAATAGATGATAGTTCAGAGATACTAACAGTACCAACGAAACTAATACTACCAGTTCTGTTGAATATGGTAACGAAGTCACCAACCTTGAAGTCACCGAATTCGTTAGTACCTGAGGTATAAACCTGACCGTACTTCTCTTCGACTGCTTCGTTAGCAGGGATACCAACACCACCGTTTTGTGGTAGAGCTAAGTAAGTATCACCAGCACCTACATATTCCCACGTATGGGAAGATGAGTTACAGACGGATGGTCTGTGGAATCTTATTGTCTTACCTACAAGTTCAGGAGTTAAGTTACCCTGACTGTAAGCGATCTGAGCACCACCGTCAGTCTTAACAAGGTCTAATCCTAAACCATCGTTAGTAGTGACGTTAGCAGTTACCTGAGTACCAATAGAACCAGATAATTTCTCTACACCAAGAATAAAGTATTCTTTAGAAGGATCAGTATTAGTGTATCCATCAATCTTGATTATATAATCTTCAACTGGGAAGTTAGTTAGAGTTGTACCACCAACCTCGATGATCTGACGACCAGTAGCAGCACCGTTATTATCGGTCTGGTTAATGATGTTAGTAATCGTACCAACGTCAAACTCATAAGCATCTTTTCTATATCCAGTTGCTTTAAGTGAACGAGTACCGAAGTTAGAAGCAGAGTTAGTTAGTGAAGCATATCCACCTGACTGTACAATAACACCGTCTCCACCGAAGATAACGAACACAGACACAAGCTGTGTATATCCATCATTGAGGATGTTATAACCAACACCACCACCAATTGATATGATAGTGAATGCGTTGGCAACCATCGATTTACCCTGATGGGGCCATGTTGGACGTTCAACACCGTTAGCATCAGCATAGACACCTGGTCTGGGAACGTTAGGTTGAGCAACCTTAGCACCGTCAATCTCAGCACCAGAAGCACCAAGGAAGGAGATAAGTGAAGAGTTCTGAATATAAGGTGATGCCTCAATGACTGGTAAGTCAAGCATGTCACCCAACATAGGAACCTTCTTAATACCAGTATCATCCTTAAGCATTGTGCTTGGAGGAGTATTGGTTACACCAGCAAGTGATGTTGGAGTATTAAGAGCATTATCTAAGATAGTATGTAACGCTGTCAAATTAGTGATCATTGCGTTACACTCAGGCTTGGTCAGATCAACCGTAGTTGAACCATTACTGAATGGAGTTATACTTGTGAACTCAGCTTCTGGTAACTGGTTGCGAATAGCAAGGACACACATGTCCTTTGCCTTCTGGTATACCTGACGTGTCTGAGTTACCTCATTATTAACGTTAACGATATTAGTACCGCTTATATACTTACTAGCGGAATCAATAGTCTTAGAGTTACCACCATAGCGAAGGTCATACATCCAAGAACGGATAACGTGTCTGATATCATCAAGACACTGTTCATCAGATATTGGGTATGTTCTTGCTACACCAGTTAGGTTACCTGGAGACCCAGTAGTACCTATGGCAGTGGTTAATATACTTGTTAATGTTGTAATTGTAGAAGCAACATCAGAACAACGAGTAGCGTGTGATACTGTCCTTGTTACACCTGATAGACTATCAGTATCGATAGCAACCTCAATGATATTCATTAAGGTAGTCAGGGATGCGATCACAGTATTACAGATTGGTAGACCTGTATCCTGTGTGATTGTTAAATCCTTAACCTGAGACCTAGTGGTATGTCCACCAGTTGTTACAGTCTCATTCTGGAATACTTCAGTAGCAATTGATTTTGCTTGACGTAAAGCGTAGATAGCATGATGTTCCTCACCTGCTAGATGATTGCCTGTTACATACAGGTTAGCAGCATCATAGGTGAAGTCGTTACCACCCATAGCAAGGTTCCAAGATACGACCTGTAGGACATCTAGAACGTCATCCTTACAGTCTTGGTTATCTCCAGATACCTCGACACCATTAGCAGTTGCTGAGATGAATCTGTGTGGGTAGTTACCACCGCCCTTAATAGCAGCCCTCTTGATTGCTCCAGTTAGAGCACTTACGAAGGTGTGGACAGTAGTGTTTGTTGGAGTTGTACCTTGTAGGGCATTGAACTCAAAAGTATTTTGTGTACAGTTACGTACTACAACATAAGTTGCGTAGAGAGGATCAGTCTTCCTTGGGTACGCATGAGTTGATACGTTACTATCATGTGTACATGTAAATGATATTCCACCTTCAGCTACAGTGATGTAATCTCCATTTACTAGACCATGATCAGCAGAAGTTACTGTCATCCAACCTGTAGTTGGATTGTAAGCTGTACCTGCCTGTGCTGTTATTCCTGATGAAGGAACAAAGGTATGGTTATACACCCCTCCTGTCTTGACGGAATTACTAACAGCACTAACAAATGCGTGAGCAGTAGTGTTAGTTGACTTTCCGACATTGATTCTGACTGTTCCGTCTTGGAACTTAATACCACCAGGGGTAGCAGAGACAAACGAGTGGGCGAAACGATCATTTGGACCTCCTGTACCAACTTGAACACTGAATGTATCAACGTCAATGGAAGTGATCTGAAGCCACTCATCATAGTATGGATCAGTCTTTCTAGGATAAGTATGCTGCGTAGCATTACCATCCTTAGCACATGTGAAGGTCAGTGAACCTTCGTCAAACTTAACACGATCACCAGATGATAAACCGTGGGTAAGAACAGTAACGTTCATTACACCTGAAGTCTCATTATAAGAAGCTCCAGTGACAGTAGCCATGGACTCACCAACTTCTGATACTGGGATAGCAGATAGACGGTATGGATCACGTTTCTCTGTGATGCCATTAGTTACAGCAGATACGAATGTGTGTATAGTTGTATGTGTAGAAGGTATTACATCTAGACATTCTATACTGAATGTATCTGTAGTTACATCAAAAATTCTTATATATTTTCCACTGATAGGATCAGTTGATCTTGGATATGCGTGGTTAGTAGCATAGTTATCTTTAGCACACTTGAATGTGAAAGCACCATCATCGATCTTAATATATGAACCATTGTTCATACCATGACCACTAGCGGTGATTACCATTACACCATCATTAGGATCATAAGAAGCATCAGTAGCTGTATACTGATTTAAAGTAGATCTTGGATATGAATGGTTAGTAGCATTACTATCTTCGGCACATGTAAATGTTACAGCACCATCAGCAAGTAGAATCGACTGCTTAGATAATAAGAACTGTGCTCTCTTAACACTATTAGCAGCAGCACTTACATAAGTGTGAGTTGTAGTATTAGTAGATGGAGTCTTAGCAAGAACTTGTATACTGAAGCTGTTAGCATCTACGTAAGTAGTCTTTAACCACTTACCACTAGCAGGGTCAGTAGAACGAGGATATGCGTGGTTACCAGCACCTTCAGTACAAGTGAATGTTACAGCACCATCAGCAAGTTTAACATACTCTTTATCAGCAATTCCATGGTTAGGAATTGTAAGAGTCATTATACCTGTTGTTGGATTGTAAGTCGCACCAGTAGGTGTTAGATCTGTTGCTGGTACATATGTGTGAGCATAGTCACCACCAGTGTGTACCTGACTTCTAGTAATACCAGCAGTAGCAGATACGAATGAATGAGCAGAAGTATCAGAAGATATTCCTACATTAATCTCGAATGTATCATTAGTCTTATTTGAAATCTTCAACCATGTTCCACTAGCAGGGTCACTAGCACGTGGATATGTGTGGTTTGTAGCATCGCTATCCTTAGCACAAGTAAAGGTTACTGTACTGTCGTCTAACTTAATGTACTCACCATCTTCCATTCCATGACCAACTACTGTCAATGACATCACACCCGTTGTTGGGTTGTATGAAGCATTGGATGGTTGGATCTTAGAAGCAGCAACAAAGTTATGTGCTGTTGTATCACCAATAGCACCCTGACCACCGTTCACATTAACTGTGATAGTAGTTTCAGTAGTACCTGTGATGTCTAGAGAAGTGTCATATGCGTAGTCTTTACCACCAGCAGCAGATGAACCAGTTGCTCTAGGATATGTCTTTTGAGTTGTATTACCGTCGCTATTGTAATCACAAGTAAATGTCAGTGAATCTTTTCCTAACCTGATACCTTCACCAGTTGTTAAACGGTGTGATCCAATTGTTAGAACTAAGTCACCACTTGTGGGGTTGTATGTAGCAGCGGATACTGTGAAATTCTTGATAGGAGACTTACCAACTTCAACCTTAAAGGTATCAGTAGTAACATCCTCAACTTCGAGCCACCAATCAGCAGCATCGTCAGTTGCTCTAGGGTATGCCTTGGTGGCTGTATCGCCATCCATAGCACATGTGAACTTAAAGGTGTCACGTGGAATCCTTACTCTCTCACCATTACTAAATCCATGGTTAGCAAGAGTAATCTCCATCTTACCTGTTACAGCATCGTAAGAGGCATCTGTAGCGGCGTGTGCCGATGCTCCATTGATTACAGGGTGCTGATTGAGGGTCAGTACCATGTCACCTGTTACAGGGTCATAAGTAGCATTCGTAGGTGTATAGTTTACAGCAGATGTCTGACCAACTTGTAAGGAGATAACAGAATCTTTCTGAGTTATA